AAGCACCTTCCATGGCCTTAGCCATTGCATCCATGTGATCCATGATCTTTCCTATCCCTCAATCGCAGCTTGAATAACGTGACATATCGCAGACCCAGCGCCCATCTTTGGCTTGCCATACGGCATAAGTTGCCCCATACCCATAGCCCCAGCCATCAACAAAGTCTGCACCTTTCTTGTGCGCCTCGGCCTCTGTTGCAAAGTGTTCAGTTGTGCGGATCATTTCGAAAGCTCCTCTGCTTTTGCTTTTCCATCTTCTGCGCTAGTTACCTCATACCAAAAACTGTGGGCCCACCCCTTTTCAAAGTGCTTAAGAAGCCATCGCCCCTTACCCATTTCACCTAACTCAAAGCGGTGGCGTTCACAGTTAGCAACAAAGCATCCATCTCGGTGAATGGTCCAGATCATTCTCATTCCCTCCCTATGTTATACGACACCATGGATACGACGCCATGCGACCCATGTGATAGCTTGCATCTGATACGCCTCAATCCCCTCTGCATGGGCAGCGACACGATAGGCATCTTGCAATTCCATGCGGGCTTTCTTCCCTATGCTTGGCACATCTTGCATCACACGTCTATCTGCATGGGCAATGCCCCAAGCATGACCGTCAATGACGCAAGTGCTATAGCCAAGAATGCACCAGTAGAAGTCAGTTATCTTGGGGCCGTTAAGGATAGTCGCCACACGTTGTGCATCCCCTACGCTTTCCAAGATACGCCATGCCTTTTCCCACATGGTTCGATAGGTGGACGCCTTGACCTCTTCATAGTATCCGCCACGGGTGAACGTTTCACAGAATTGCCTTGCGTCTTTGACGTTCTGGCCCCAGAGATTAGTTGGAGATAGTGCAGCAACGACACCTACCACAATGTGAAGAGGCAGGCCGCAATCTTGTGCGATCAATTGGCATTCGGCTTGAGCCTGCTCATACCAATGCAACCCATGCTGCACCTCATCTGCATTGGCCATGGCATACACGGCCCGTATGTTATCGACAAAAGACATGATGTGTCCCCTCTGTTAAGATTGCCTTAGCATTACCCTTGCAAGCCTGTCACAAGGGTAAAACTCTGTCAATCAGCGATTCCACGTCGAAATTGTAAACCATTCTTCTCCTTGTTCACGGATACGAAAATTTGTGTTTGGATGGTGTTGTGCACACGTATCAACGGCGGCTTGGGCAATGTCCCAAGAAGAGAATTTGATACGATTGATCATGAACGGTGTTAGAATACCCCGACGGGCTTGCCTTGATTCTTCGATGTAACCAAACTCTGACAGGCCGGACGTAATTTGATTACGCGCTGCACGAAAATTTGACATGGTCTTTCCCTTTCCTAAGGTTAGCTTAAGCTATGCCCCACAGGTTAACGTAGGGCACAGACTAAGACAACCTTTATTCAGCGTTGAAGCACACTAGGGCAGCAAGCCCAAAGATGCAGACGATTAGAAGCGTTGCGGATATCATGGTGCAGATTCCTTACAGGAATAACTGGTCAAGGTGACGCACAAGATACTTGCCAGAGCTTCCCACCATAGCCCGGAATACCTCCTTGCCGCTAGGATGCTTGACGTATACGCCTTCATCCGACCATACCACTTGCGCCTTGGGTAGCTTTTCTAGTGCTGCCACCATAGCCTTAACGTTCCGCTTATCCGTGATGTAACTTGCCATGTTGTCGTCTCCTTGTGTTAAGGTTGCCTTACGCTATAGCCTCGAAAGGCTACAGACTAAGAGAACCTACCTACGTGACCGGGCTTTTACGGCAGCGTTAGCCTCGCCCCATGTGTCGAATGATCCGACAAACTCCCCGTCATATCGCCCTATATACCTGTCACCAGACTTGACGACACCTGTGAAGAAGTAGCTTGCGTAGCTCATATTACACCTCAGTGCGGCATGACAAAGGCAAGGCACTGATAGAACACGCGATAGCGCTTAACGGCAGCGTCGGCATACTCCAAATTGCTAACGGTCTCCACCGCCTTATCTTCGATCCAGATAGTATACATGCCATAACTCCTTGTGTTTGTGTTGGCCTTAGGATGCTAGCCCCGCAAGGCTAGTCACCAAAGGTCAAGCTTATGCCGCCTCTTTCCACAGCTTGCGGATGTCCGTTGCGATATCCATCCGCTGATTAATCCACCATGCAAGGCGAGATGCTGCGTAGTCCAATTCGTAGGTATCCAGATTGATTGCCGTTGCGATGGTGACAATCTCGGTGCGGAAATACTCGATCCGCTCGTCGCACTTGTCTAGGTCGCGCTGCAGCTTTTCTTCGGTTGTCATCTTGTCGTTTCCTTCTGTCTGTCTGCGTTTCGGTTTCCTTAAGGGCCATAAACAACATGGTTTCAGCCGATACTACAGACATTTTTGCATACCGGATATGCGTCTGGTGCATAGCTTATCCTATGGGTGAAAGGAATACACGCGCGCACATCACACACGCGTCACACACGCACACGTCACGCATACACGCGCGAGGGACAGGAACGTAGGGCGAACAGACAGGGAACACAGCAACATAACGAGAACAGACAGGGAACAAATAGGGGGTGAATGGTGATCATTGGTTTCTAGGTATCAGGGTGGCCGAAAGGGAAGGATGCGCTGTACGGGGCTATTTGGGGCCTCTGCGTTGAATTCACGTTTTGTTCACGGTAAAAGAGAACGACAGATTCAGATTCTTCTATATGAGAATCGTTCGCACGCGCCTGGTCGGCATTCAAACATTCGAATACTTGAATGTGTTGCCTTGGCACAAGCTTGTGCATACATGCGGGAAAGCGAATGTGTATCGGCAAGGATGGTGCGTAGGTGCACAGATATGAATGTGTGAATGTAATCAATGGTATGCAAAGATTCAGATATGTGAATGCTGCGTTACCCCAATAATGTTAAGGGGATTAACATAGGGAAACACTCAGGTATTACCCGATTAGGTCAGCATTGCTTACGTAATCCTGGGCGAGACACATGCGGAATTGCGAATGTGATAACAAAACCGATGGGGTGGGGTGCATTTGTGATCACATTGGAGACCCCGGAGGAGGGGGGTCGCGCGGTATGCCTCTATATGTACATTGCACCCTAAGATTTTCTCATAAAAATTCCTCAACCCACAAGGTGCCCCTACGCTCCTGCCAAAGTGTTAGAGCACAAAGTGCGACGCCCTATGGGCTAGACGACAGATTACTAGGCATAAGGAAAAACCCCTACGGAGTGAACCATAGGGGGTGCTTTAGATTATGACTTGTTAGGTATCGAACCCTACGTATGTCCTATTGTGGGTGACTACCCAAGGGGTACCCCTACGTAGGGTGCTCATGGAATCTGCATCAGTCTACTTAAGTAGTACTTATGTAGAGAACGTAGAGCTAACCTAGAGGAAGGAACCAGATAGAGGAGGAACGTAGAGTCAGTCCTATAGTATATAGTATATACTTAGGGTCCGCCAAAGGACAGTTTTATTATACACAGCTTTCTTGAAGTTGTCAACCCCCTATTTTGTCGTATCTAGACTATTTATGTGTCGTTTTCTGACTATAGCCCACCCTACGAAGAAAGTACTTGACAAATCCAAAAGTAGTGTGTTAATATTACAACAAGTGATTCGTTTTCTACGTAACCCAACTAGAGCCTGTCAAGGCGACGATACGAAGTATCAGAGGAACCATACTCTCAATGATGTTCTCCGAGAAGCAGCTACGTACCTCCCAAGGGAAGCTACGCACCAAGTCCCTCTTCTGGGAACTCTCCTACTTCGAGCCTGAGCATGTTATCTTCACCTTGCGTGAGGAAGACCTCGTTAAGAACGACAAGACTTATATCTCCCTACGTAAACTATATCTGTCTTACTGCTGCACCGACCCTACGGAGTACACCTTCGCATGGGCTGTCTTTGGTTCGTGGGAAACTTGGCAGCAACTCTGCCGTAGTAACTACATCAAGAAAGACATTGAGACGTGGCGTAGGGAAGTAGAGATCAAGATTAAATCTGAGGCTATCCGTTCCATTGCAGATGAGATGCGGACTGGTGGTCGTTCATCCTTCGGTGCCGCTAAACTCCTCTTGGAGCGTGGGTGGCTAGACGACAAGAGTGCTTCTAAGGCCAAAGAGAAACTCAAGGCCAAGGAAGAGGAAGAATTAAACGAACAAGCTCTGTCGCTCCTACGTGAGGATGCTGAGCGTCTAGGAATCAAGGTTCAATAAGCACCATGGCAAAACGTCCTACCCTCACTACCGTCTCGTCAGGCTTCAACTCTACGACGACCCTGAACAATAACTTCACGGCTCTCCGTGATGCGTTCGACAACACTCTGTCGTTGGATGGTTCTACCCCTAATGCTATGAACGCAGACTTGGATATGAACTCCAACGATCTGCTGAACGTAGGTGAGGTTGATACAGAATCTCTGCGTATTAACGGTGTACTTGTTGCCCCTACCTCTGTCGTTACTGCTCCTAACGCTACCGCCGTTACCTATAATCAGGGTGGAACAGGTGCAGTCAATCGTACTGTAGCTAATAAACTTCGTGAATCTTTGTCGGTCAAAGACTTTGGTGCTGTTGGTGATGGCGTGACGAATGACACTGCGGCTATTAGTTTGGCACTTGATGCTGTTGGTGCATCTGGTGGTGTGCTGGTGTTCCCGCCGGGGCGTTACCGTATCACAAGCGGCATAAACAAACGATTTGCAGATGGGGTGACGGTCAGCATTCAAGGCTATGGTGCGGTGATTGACGCATCATCTGTCTCCAGTTTGAACGTGATCCAGCTTGGAGGGCAGCGCGTTTCAAGCACTGCTCTTGGTGCAAACGTCAGCAAAAACAGCGACACTTTCACGGTGGCAATCGCGTCTGGGATCACGCCGGGCCGCATCTTGCTTATCAGTTCAACTGATCTTTGGAACCCTTCGCGCCCAGCCTATGTTAAGGGTGAGCTGGCGCTAGTGGAACTCATTGGCGGAACGACGATCACCAATTCCAATCCTCTCTATGATGGCTACACCGCTGCAACAACGACCGTGCATCTTTTGGATATGCCGCAGGTCATTGTAGAGGGCCTTGAGATCGAGTGCGATGATGACAACATTGCGCTTGAAATCTATTATTCACGCAATCCAACCGTGCGAAACTGTAAAGTTCACGGCTCTCGCTATGCCGGTGTTTTTGTCGGATATTGCTTGGGCGGCCAAGTAGACGGAAACTTTATATATGACGTTTGGAATGGCACAGTTACCGGAGCATCCTATGGCGTCGGCGTCGTGTCCTGCCAAGGTGTGAAGGTTACGAAAAACGAAATCAACAATGCGCGCCACGCAATCAGCAGCGGCGGCTTTGAGCCTGTGCGTGACCTGATTTACTCTAACAACGCATGCAGCAACAGCACTCGTGAAAATAATGTCGGCTGCATCGACATCCACGGCAACACTGAACTGTTCATCATCTCTGACAACATCGCAAGTAGCGTTGTTGTTTCCGGCATCAACGGGTGTGTCCAAGGAAACATACTCAACAGCGCTGAAACGACAGTTGGCGGGATTCGCATCTCTCAAGAGATCAACAGCGATTATTATGACATCTCAGGCAACGTGGTGACTTGTGCAGGCGCGTCTGCGGCTGGTATCTTCTTGTCTCCAGAATTTGCCAACTGCAATATCAAGCAGTTTGTTGTCGCGGGGAATACTGTTAGCACAGTTGCAAACGCATTCCTTATTCGCCCGTCTGGTTCTTCGATTACTGGCTGCTCCATCAACAATCTATTTGTTCGGGACAACCAGCTTACAAATACTGGCGCTTTTCAGGCGTTTCTGGTGAACAACAACGGTGCCGCAACCTATACAATCGGACGCTTGAGTTCATCAAACAACTATTATGACGCCGCAAACCACGACGCCTTTAGTTGTGTGCTGGCAAATCCGATCACGCTGACGACTAGCGCAGGCGATATATTCCGCGCAAATCGGCTGAACTTCTATGTGGCGGCATTTGCTGGCGTTGACGTGACGTTGACCAGCCCAGTTTTTGAGGCGAACACGGGTGGCGCTGGCGTTTCTCGCTCTGTCTTGTATCAGAATACTGGCAGGATCACTGTGGCCAATCCTCGCTTTAGCAATCTGACATTCAAAGCGGAGATCAATTCAGCCACAGAATATGTCGAGAGTGGATGGCACTCTGCCACGCCTACCATCACGAACCCGGCGGGTGCGCGCCTGATTAACTTCTACGGCACACTGGGTCGCGCGACGACCTATGGCACAGCCGTACCAGTTGCCAACGCTTGGGCTGTTGGAGACCGTGTTATCAACCAAACCCCAGTCGTTGGCCAGCCTAAGTCTTGGGTTTGCACTGTGGCGGGGACACCCGGGACTTGGGTTTCGGAGGGCAATCTCTAATGGCTACTTACTTTTGGGTCGGCGGCTCTGGAACATGGGACAGCGCTAATACAGCGAACTGGTCTGCGTCGTCTGGTGGTGCCGGAGGAAGTGGTCCGCCGATTGTTGGGGACACCGTAAATTTTGATGCTTTGTCTGGGTCTGGCACATGCACAACGGCGGCAAATGCTGCTGCATCAAATGTCATTGTCAACACCAGCACTCTTGCACTCAAGCTGGGTGCAAATCTGACAATTGCAACGCGCCTGACATTGACGGCTGGAACTGTAGACCTTAACAATTTCTCGTTTACCATGAACAACTTTTCATCTTCTAACTCCAACGTGCGGACAGTCGCATTTGGGACAGGAAGCATTAACCTGACTGGAAATGGCGCGACGATCTGGACGCTAAATACTGGCACAAACTTGAGTGTCACAGGAACGCCGACAGTAAACCTTACCTATTCCGGCTCGACCGGGACCAGAACGGTTTCATCATTCACGGCCACTGAGGCGGCAGCGTTTTCTTTCGTCGTAACGGCAGGGACGGACACGTTCAGAATAGACGGTCGCGCTAAAAACCTAGACCTTACAAATTTCGCAGGAACATATAACGGAGCAAGCGCCGTCATTGCGTATGGGAATGTTGTTTTTGGCTCTGGCACTTCCATCTTGGCTGGCGCTGGTCCCTTGTTCTTTGGTGCAACAAGCGGAACTCAGAACCTCACCACAAATGGGAAAGTTTTGGACTTTCCGATTACTCAGTCCAGCCCAGGGGCAACTCTTGTTATTCAAGACAACCTTGAAATTGGGGCCACACGCACGCTCACTCTGACAAACGGCACGTTGAATGCAAATGACAAGAACGTCACGCTCGGATCGTTTGCGCTTGGCTCTGGAACCAAAACCCTAACGCTCGGCAGCGGAACGTGGACTATCGCAAGCAGCGGCACTGCGTGGAACGCGAACACCAACGTGGCCAACCTGACCGTCAGCCCGTCCGCTGGCATCATCAGCATGACCAGTGCCAGCGCAAAGACATTTGCAGGCGGCGCAAAGGCATGGCCTCGGTTGAACCAAGGCGGCGCTGGCGCTTTGACAATCCAGCAGAGCAACAGCTTCGCCAACATCACCAATACGGTGCAGCCAGCGACCATCACGCTCACATCTGGCACGACGCAGACGGTTGGTGCTCTCAGTGTTTCTGGCACTTCTGGTAATCTTGTCACGCTGAACAGCAGCACGGCAGATTCTCGTGCAACCCTAGTGGATAGGTCTGGTGTTAATGATGTGTCGTTTGTTTCAATCAAAGACATCAATGCCGTAGGTGGGTCTTTGTGGTATGCCCCTAAAATCGCAGGTAATGTAGACGCTGGGAATAACTATGGCTGGAACTTTTCTCGTGCGCTTAAGCGTGTTTTTAGCACAGTGTTCAAACCTACCTTCCGCCCCATTTTCTCGTAAGGAAACCTGAAATGCCGACCGTCACTAAAAGCATCACTGCTCAAAACACCTTCTCTGACGCCATAGAGCTTGTCGGACACTTCAATCTGTCGATCAGCGGTACGTTTGTAGCTACCGTTACTGTCCAGCGTAGCTTTAATGGCACCGATTGGTTCGACGTAGACACCTTTACGGCACCAATTGAGACCTATGGCTTTGACCCCTCTCAGTGCTCCTACCGTGCAGGTGTTAAGACTGGTGCGTTTACTAGCGGCACTGTTGTCGTCTCTCTTATCGAAGAGCCTGAGACCAACCGTAGCATTCGTCTTGCTTAAACAAAGCTATTGACATACTAACCAGAGTGTGATATATTAGCAACATGAGCCAAACACTATCCATTGACGACCAGATCAGACAAGCAGCGGAGAATGACCTTGAGGTCTTTGTTCGTCTTGTAGCACCTGAACAGGTTTTGGGTCAGTGTCACTCAGAGTTGCTTCAATGGTGGACACGTCAAGACTCTAAGACGCACCAACTTGTACTGTTTCCTCGTGACCACCAGAAGTCTCGTATGGTTGCTTACCGAGTAGTTTGGGAACTCACCAAGAACCCTACCCTACGTGTACTCTACATCTCTGCTACAGCTAACCTTGCAGAGAAACAACTAGGGTTCATGAAGGGTATCTTTACCTCTGAGATTTATCGTCGTTATTGGCCTGAGCACGTTCATCCCGAAGAGGGTAAACGCTCTCGCTGGACGACAAGTGAAATTGCTTTAGATCATCCCCTACGTAAGAAGGAGAATGTTCGTGACCCTAGCATCTTCACTGGAGGTCTTACAACCTCTCTTACTGGTATGCATTGCGATATTGCCGTACTGGACGACGTTGTTGTGTATGAGAACGCTTATACCAATGAAGGTCGGGATAAAGTAAAGAGCCAATACTCTCTTCTGTCGTCCATCGAAGGTGCAGAGGCTCGTGAGTGGGTCGTAGGTACACGTTATCACCCTATTGATCTGTATAACGACCTGATGCAGATGGTAGAGGATCAGTACGACAAAGATGGTAGCAAGTCTGGCGAAGAGAATATCTACGAAATCTTTGAACGTGCAGTAGAGAATAGGGGTGATGGTACGGGTGAGTTCCTGTGGCCACGTCAACAGCGTAAAGATGGTAAATGGTTTGGGTTCGACCAGCAGATTCTAGCCAAGAAGCGTGGGCAGTACCTTGATCGTGGTCAGTTCAGAGCACAGTATTACAACGACCCTACGGACCCAGATAACGTACCCGTAGGTTCGGATAAGTTTCAGTACTACGACAGAAAACATCTCCACCTTGACAATGGTTACTGGTTTTACAAGACGCATCGACTGAATGTTTACTGTGCGGTAGACTTTGCGTTTAGCTTGAGTAAGAAAGCTGACTACACTGCAATGGTTGTCGTTGGTGTCGATAGCCAAAATAACATCTACGTCTTGGACATTGATCGTTTCCGTACCGACCGTATCTCTGAGTACTTTGAGCACATCCTGCAACTGAGTAACAAGTGGTCGTTCCGCAAGATGCGGGCAGAAGTTACCGTAGCACAGATGGCTATCGTTAAGCAGCTTAAAGAGCTTATCAAACAACATGGTCTGTCGATCTCTATCGAAGAATACCGACCGAATAAGGGCAGCAAGGAAGAACGTATTGCAGCTATCCTAGAGCCTAGATACGACAACCTTTCTATCTGGCACTACCGTGGTGGGCACATCCAGACCTTGGAAGAAGAACTGTCCAGCCGTAACCCTAGCCATGACGACGTTAAGGATGCTCTAGCTTCTGCTGTCGATATGGCTGTGAAACCTATGAAGAACGTCCAGCGTAGCTCAAGCAGCAATATCGTCTGGGCCAATAACCGCTTTAGAGGCAGTGCATAATGGCCGGAACTACCATTGAACTTGAGCACCTGCTTAACCCCGACACTCTCGCTGTAGAGATTGCTAATCGTTGGGTTGAGTGGAGTAATCTGCGTGAGAAGTGGGTAGAGGAAAAGAAAGAACTCCGTAACTACCTCTACGCTACGGACACTAAGACTACGGCTAATGCTGTTCTTCCTTGGTCGAACTCTACGACCACACCTAAACTTACTCAGATCATGGATAACCTCCATGCGAACTACTTTGCTACGCTGTTTCCTCAGCAGAAGTGGATGCGTTGGGAAGGTGCCTCGAAGGACGCTAACACCCGTCAGAAGCGTGATGTGATCCAAGCCTATATGGATAACAAGATTCGTCAGTCTGACTTTGTGAACACTGCCTCTAACCTCCTCTACGACTGGATTCAATACGGTAACTGCTTTGCTACTGTGTCGTGGAACCAAGAGTACAACGTCAAAGAGACTGGTGAGGTTACTACGAACTACATTGGCCCTCGTCTGGTCCGTGTGTCACCCTACGACATCGTATTTAACCCTACTGCCGCTGACTTCTATAAGTCACCTAAGATCATCAAGAGCATCCTCACTCTCGGGGAAATCAAACGGATGATCGACAAAGACCCGTCTAAGAGCCACTGGCAAGCCATTATCGACAAGATGATGTACAGCCGTGCAGCTATTCGCTCGGGTGACTCTGCCTACAACAAGGCTGATGGCTTCATTGCGGATGGCTTTACGTCGATCCAGCAGTACTACGAGTCGGACTACGTAGAGGTTCTCACGTTCTACGGTGACATCTACGACTACAACCAGAACAAACTGCACTCGGATCGTATCATCTCTGTCGTTGACCGTGCCTACGTTCTGGACAATGAAGAGAACCCGTCGTGGCTTGGTCACGCTCCTATCTTTACGGCAGGCTGGCGTCCTCGTCCTGATAACCTCTACGCTATGGGTCCGCTGGATAACCTCGTAGGGATGCAGTATCGTATCGACCACCTTGAGAACCTTAAGGCAGACGTATTCGATCAGATCGCCTACCCTGTGATTAAGATTCGTGGTGACGTAGAGGACTTTGACTTCCAGCCGGGTGCTCGTATTTACCTCGGTGAAGAAGGTGACGTAGGTTACTTGCAGCCTGACGCTACGGCTCTCCAAGCTGACCTGCAAATCCAACTTCTTGAGAACAAGATGGAGGAGATGGCTGGCGCTCCCCGTCAGGCCATGGGTATCCGTACCCCCGGTGAGAAGACTGCCTTTGAGGTCCAGAGCCTTCAGAACTCTGCCTCGCGTATCTTCGAGCACAAGACTGCCCACTTCGAGCGTACCTTCCTTGAGCCTATCCTGAACGCTATGCTTGAGGTAGCTCGTCGTAACATGAACATGTCGGACACTATCCGGGTTCTTGACGACGCAACTGGTGCCGTTCTCTTCCGTAGCATCACCAAGGATGACATCACTGCTAAAGGTAAACTGGTTCCTGTCGGTGCTCGTCACTTTGCTGAACGTGCTCGTCGTGTCCAGAACCTTACTCAACTGTACCAACTCAAGCTTGCTGATCCTACGATCTCCCCGCACCTGTCGGGTAAAGAAATGGCTAAGATCATGGCTGAGGAGCTTGGTGAGCCTAACCTGTACGGCGAGAACATCAGCGTTATCGAACAACTTGAAACTCAACAGACGGTCCAAGAAGCTGAGATGGTCAACCAAGAGCAACTCATGGCCGCACAAGAGATGGGTATTTAATGCAAGCTGTATGGCTTAAGGGTGTCAAAGGTGAAGATCGTGAACGACGCAAGGCAGAAGTCCTGTCGTACCGTAATGCCTTTGATGACCTACGTGAAATTCTAGAGCAGCACTGCCTCAAGAAGGAAGCTGTTCGGGATTATTCCCCCGGTTGGGAATACAAACAGATCGCTCATAACGAATACAACGCAGCGTTAGACGATCTCCTTAACTTAATAGACCTTAACCAAAAGGACTGACAATTTGACAAACGTTTTCGACCAAGCTCAGCAACCAACTGGGCAGAGTCAAGAGGGCCAAGCACCACAGATGACTGCTGAACAACAGGAGTCCTATCTAGCTAAGCTCG